TTGACGATTTTATCACTGAAACAAACACCATCCTGGGAGAATACGGCACCAAAAAGGGCCGGGAGCCAAGCGCTGCACCAGTGCAGCAGGATTGGTTTGCCACCCAGGAACTAAGCGGTAAACTCAACGAGATCGATGTCGCTCTTGCTCACATCCCAAACGACGATTGGCATTATGACGATTGGGTCAGACAGGCTCATGCAATCAAGTCGGCGCTCGGTGATGACGGCCTGGAACTTTGGCACAGGTGGTCAAAAAGATCAGAAAAATACGACGAGGCAGAGAGCGACCGGGTGTGGCAGTCAATCGGCGAGGTTCATAAAGTCGGCGCGGGCAGTATTTTTTATATGGCTGCCGAACACGGCTTTGATATCGGTGAGTTTCGGCGAGAAGAACCCGACGCCAGCCCGCCAGCGGAAACACCCGATCTCAGTAACGGTATTCTAACCGCATCGAACATTTGCGGTCCAGTTCCATACAGGGAATGGGTTCTCGACCAATGGTTCCCAGCAAAATCAGTGGGGATGATGTTCGGCCAGGGCGGCGTCGGCAAGACTCTTCTCGCCCAGCAATTAGCCAACTGCGTAGCAAGCGGCGAGATTTTTATGGGCGTCAAAGTGCAGCAGATGCCGGTGCTATCGGTGATGTGCGAGGATGACGCATCGGAAATCAGTCGCCGCCAGCTTGACATCAACGAATGGCTGGGAGTTGACGAAATCACCGGCAGCGCACCGGACAACTGCCATTTCTGGCCCAGAGTCGGCGAAGACAACATTGTCTGCACATTCCCAAGCCAGGGCGCAGCGGAAACACAACCATTCTTTGCGGAACTGTGCGGGCAGATAGCAGCAATCAAGGAACTGCACAACGCAGAGGAAATTCTTGTTGTTCTAGACAATGCGACAGATTTATTCGGCGGCAATGAGAACGCACGGCGGGAAGTGAATACATTTATTAAGAGTTTTCTGGGATCAATTTGCCAGCGTCTAAACGCGACAATCGTGCTATTGGCCCATCCTAGCTTGTCTGGCTTGGCCAGCGGCACGGGCATGAGCGGTAGCACTGCATGGGAAAATAGTGTGCGAAGTCGGTGCTACATGGTCAGAGACGACGCAGTTGACGATCTCAGAATCCTCTCGCGCAAGAAATCAAACTATTCAGATATTTCAAATAAGAGCGATATTCAAATGATCTGGGAAGCCGGGACATTGCGTCTGCCGACATCCCCAGACGCGATAGACCGCATCGAAATGAAAACCCTCAAAAGAAAAATCACCGAAGTAATCGACAAGGCGTGGCACGATAAAAAACCATTCCGATCAAAAAATTCAAACGGGAGAAAGGTGCAAATATCACTGCCTAAAGAGTTGCAAGAGGAGCGTAAAATGGTCGTGATGAAAGCATTTTATAACCTCGTTTCAGATGGCGAAATCACGCATATTGAGAGAAAAGGCTATTGTGTCGCAAAATAACTGTTTTTTGGTTAAGCGTATGAAAATAAAGGCCGATTCGCTACTGTGTGTCAGGGGTACACAGTTACACGGATTATGTAATAATTCCAACGACTTAACCAATACACACAGTTCCCCCCCTTATATAACCCCCCAACTGTGTAGTGGGCGCAAAGCGCCCCCACACAGTTTAAGTTGACGGGGCCAAAATGAATACCAAAAGAACTGCATCAAGAACTAAATCACGGCGACCTCGAAAGCCTGATCGAATCACCAATCCTGAATCAATCGGCAACGTGACGCATGAATCGATCTATCACTCTTTGCGGCCTTTGGATGAGATGGTGCATCAGATGGAAAAACGATGGGGCGTCGATAGATTGCCGTCTCTAGTCGAGTCTGAACTGGCGGCACGGTTTGGAGCGGCGAAAGCAAAACTGGATGCTGCGATTGATAAGAACGAACCAGCCGAGGTGCAAAAGCGCGTCAGAGTTATGATGAAGGGCTGGAAAACACTGTCAGATGCAGCGGAAAAGGCCGGTGCCGCCGAGATTAGCGCCGAGATATGGGAGGGCCGCGCTGATTCCGGCGTTAAGTATGCTTTTTGCCGGAGCGATGCGGAAGCGCATTCGGTGGCGAAAGAGCGGAAGGATTATAGAGTCTTTTCAGTCGCTGAAGTGGTGAGGCTGCTGGAAGCGCGATATTCAAATCTGATGGCGGCAAAGGAAGTTTTTCCCGGAGCAACGGTGGAGCGTGTAAATCATGGTGATCTCGATGACGAAATACCGTTTTGATGATGATTTGATACGACGAGCGGCGGCTGAAGCCGAAGACATCGACCAGCTTGCCGGTCTGTTTTTTGAAGCGGCGGAAACCGAGAGAAAACTGCCGCGAACTCATAATTTACAGGTCAAAACAAGCTGGCCGGATGTTCTCCCCAGCGTCCAGTTGGCATATGGCTACCACGAGTTGACCGTCAGGCCGCCACCCGCAACATCGAGGGAAGTCACCCGGTTCGACGTTGCTGCCGATATTTTGCGGGAGATTGGCCCTGATGACGCGAGATTGATCTGGGCGGTCAGCGTAAGTGCCGTCAGGAGGGCCAGAGGGCCGCACTGGGCGCGTTTAGGCAAGATCATGGGCCTACACCCTGCGACAGTAAAGAGACGCTTCAGTCGCGCTCTAATGGCCGTGTGGTACAAAATGGCTTACGCTGATTAATGTCGTTTTGTGCTTGATTTTGTTCCTCTGCTCTGTTAGTATCTAACAATCAACAACAGGAGATTGAGGAGAAATAAAATGACTAAATACACCGCAGAGCAATACCGCGAAATGGCTAATGGGTGTAAACGTGACCGTCGCGTGTCTCAAGGGCAGTCCGATACGGATGGTTTTTTATCTCAGTGGGCATCCGGCGAGATGTCTTCGCGCTATTTGCGAGCCGCCGAATGGGTTGAAAATGGCGAAAAACTGGAATTTGACGCACTATTTTTTGGCGATGTTGAAGTTGAGGCGAAGTTGATACATAGTAAGTTCAACCAGTATCAGCGCGTTTTTGTTGTTTCCGATGAATGGGAACAAAAATTTGGGCGCAAATTTATCCCGCAGGGCAAAAAATCCCGTGTCCAAAAACAGCTTGGATTGCGTGAAAAACGCATTATGGCGAAAGCTGCTTATTCAACGCGCACAGGCAAGGCTTGGCGTATTTAACCCAAGTCGGCGTTTACTAACCCCGCCCCCCAACCGGCGCTGGCTATTAAATTAGCAGCGCCTTTAAGGGTATCAACAAGGAGATGTGGAATAATCATGAAAACCAACGCTGAACGCCAAGCCGCCTTCCACCAAAGGAAGGTGGCTGCGGGGTTCGTCCGTCATCCTGAATGGGTGCATAAGGACGACAAAAAAACATTGGCCGAGTTCGCAAAGAAATTGCGTGAAGCGGCTGGTTGGGGGAGAGAAGAAATAAACGGATGACATAAAAAGCGTTCCGGCGTTTTTTGCATGAATTTTAGTCCGGGTCACTGCAGCAAATTGTTACCTTATGGGTCATATTGGTTTTTCTCCTCATTGTTATACGGTAAAATATATTGTTGACAATGTAGACAAGAGTTTGTTATTAGGGGCAAGGATGCAGTTCTTTGCATCCACCTCCTCACAACTTGTGCCTGTTCGCAGTGTTCTTTAACATTGCCTGGGCATCGCTGCGCCCAAGGGATTGCCTGAAAACAGTTCTTTGGCGCAGCGTTTTTTTTAACAGAATGAGTATGAAATGCCGCAAGCTGCACTGCCAAAATTGACGATCAAACAAGAGAAGTTTTGTCGGTCATTTGTCGGGGCTGCCGAGGGCAATGCGTCCGAGGCTTATAGATTGGCGTACAATGCCAAGAAAATGCTCCCGGCAACCGTAAACCGGAAAGCAAAAGAGTTAATGGATAACGGCAAGATATCGGCAAGGATAGAAACTATAAAAGCGGAATACGCTGCCCAGGAAAGCATAACAGTCGAGGAAATCACCGGCGCACTGCGCCGTGCGGCAGAGGGCGCGGCGGCTGCGGGGCAGTGGTCGGCGGCGTCACAAGCCGCGCTGGGCCTAGCCAAATTGGGTGGACTTCTGGTCGAAAAACGGCAGGTTTCCGTGGATGACGCCCGCCAGCACCTCGATGCCGTGGCTGAGTTGGCATCGACTCCGAAGTCGGTGGTTCACCTGGCGGCAGTGCAAACAGAACGCAAACGGAGCGCCTAACCCATTGATTTCATTGGCTCACCGTCAGGTTGTCAGCCTGACGATGGGAAAAAACGGCAGGAATCCAGGGTTTTGACCCCCCCCCTCAAAATCGCGGGGCCGGCGGTTTTTATTTGTATACCCCCCTCACGAATCTGAGAGATAGATTTTGCCGGACAAGAAAAATATTTGGGCGGATTTTTTAACCCGCTATAAGGACGACCCGGCGGGTTTTTCGGAACATGTCATCAAAATGCCACCACTGGATTGGCAGCGCGAAGTCATGGACGCCGTCGCCAGCGGTGAAAGACGTTGCAGCGTCAGAAGCGGTCATGGCGTCGGCAAATCCTCCTGCGCCGCCGCGATTATTTTGTGGTATTTGCTAACAAAATATCCATGCAAAATCGTCGTAACCGCACCCACGGCGTCCCAACTTTATGACGCATTATTTGCCGAAGTAAAACGGCGGCTCAAAGAGATGCCGCCCGCCATCAGCAAATTGCTAGACGCC